TACAAGGAGATCAAGGAAGAGCCGAAGCTTTAGGTCGTGCAATATCAGCAGCGGTTAAACAAGAATTAGTAAAACAAAAACGACCTGGGGGCGTACTTAGCGCTGCTTAATTATGGCTACTTTTCCTACCTCACCCGCTGCAAGTTACGGGATTTCTAAAACATCAAGACCCAACCTTAAACGGGTTAAATTCGCTGATGGTTATGAAGCCAGAATTAGTTTTGGGATGAATCAAAACGCTAAGACATGGAACCCTACTTGGGAAAACATAACTGAAGCGGAGTCAGACACAATTGAAACGTTCCTTGATGCAAGAGCTTCAGACGCAGATTGCTTTACTTGGACCCCACCAAACGAATCAAGTTCTGGTGAATATATTTGCCTTGATTGGACTAAACAAATCAATATCGCAGGTTACGCAACTATTACAGCGACATTTGAAGAGGTATTTGAACCCTAATGGCTGTTCCTGTTAGTGAGCTACAAAATGCGAATCCAAGTTCAATTATTGAGCTTTTTATTCTTGAATTAAGTTCGACCATTCACGGGGCTAGTACTGTTTATCGTTTTCATGCTGGTACAAATCAAAATGCAAATGGGAATATTATTTTTGACGGTCAGACTTATACGGCTCTTCCTGTTGAAGCTGATGGTTTTGATTACGGAAAGCAATTGCCAAGACCAACTCTTAGGGTTAGCAACATTTTAGGAACATTCACGACGATTCTTTTAACTCTATCAATGGGGTTAGAGGGTGCAAAAGTAACAAGAAGAAGAACACTTTTAAGGTATTTAGATGCTGCTAATTTTCCTAGTAGCAATAGTCCTTACACCCCTGATACGTCTGCTTTATTTCCAGATGAGATTTATGTGATTGATCGTAAGTCATCAGAAACAAGAGAGATTGTTGAATTTGAACTAGCTGCAAAAATAGATGTGATGGGTGTTCGTTTACCTAAAAGACAAGTATTGCCTGACGAGTTCCCTGGTATTGGGTCGTTTTATTCATGACTTGGAAAGATAAAGCTTTAAATCATGCAAAGGGTGAAGATCCGTTTGAATCTTGTGGTTTATTAGTTGTTGTTAAAGGGAAAGAAACTTATTTTGCTTGTAAAAATATTGCAGAAGATCCAAAAGATATGTTTATTATTGACCCAGAAGATTGGGCAAAGGCAGAAGACACAGGAGAAGTAACAGCGGTTATTCATAGTCATCCAGTAACATCCCCAGAACTATCGATGGCCGATAAAGTTGCTTGTGAAAAAACTAAACTTAAATGGTATGTAGTTCAGCCAAATTTAGAACAATGGGTTGAGTATGAACCTTGCGGGTATAAAGCGCCTTTAATAGGTCGTAAATGGGTATGGGGCGTTAATGATTGTTGGTCCTTGTGCCGTGATTACTACAAAGAACATCTAGGGATTACTTTAAGAGACTGGGATAGACCAACAAGTTCAGAAGCTTTTATTTTAAATCCAATGTTTGAGCGTTCGTTTATTGCAACAGGATTTAGAGAATTAAGACCTGATGAGGAATTAAAAAAGAATGATTTATTATTAATGAGTATGCGTTCCCCTGGTTTAAACCATATCGGTTTATATCTTGGCGATCAGTTGCTATTACATCATTTGCAAAATCGTTTATCTAGTCGCGATTTATTAGATGAATGGCTACTAAAATGCACAGGTAAGAGGATTCGTTATGACTTTGCGTAAGATAAAACTATACGGCGAATTAGCAAAGTTTGTAGGTGAGCGTGTATTAGAAGCGGAAGTATCAAATATGGCTCAGGTAATGAAATTCTTGTGCGTAAATTTTAAAGGAATAGAAAAACACATGTATGACCAGCACTATAAAGTTTCTGCTGGAAGTTGGGAGTTATCAGAAGAAGAGTTGCACTATCCAACTGGGCAGAGTGATATTTCTATTGTTCCTGTAGTCGCTGGTGCAGGTGGAAACGTTGGAAGAATCATTTTAGGCGCTGCATTAATAACATTGGCTTTTACTACGGGTGGTGCATCTTTAGCAGGTTTATCAAGTGGGACGGCTTTTGCTAGTGCGGCGGGTTGGGCTTCTACTGCGGCTTCAGTTGGTGCGTCTTTGGTACTAAGTGGCATTAGCGGATTATTGACACCTGTTCCTTCTGTACCTAATTCGGAACAAGACCCGAGGCGAAGTTTTAGTTTTAGCGGAATACAAAACACAAGTCGTGCGGGCGTTGCTGTTCCTATCGTCTATGGTTCAGAAGTCTTAGTTGGTTCTGTCGTTATTTCGGCGGCAATTGATACACAACAAATTGAGGTAGAAGCATGACAAATTTAGTTATTGGTTCGGGTGGTGGTGGTAAAGGCGGTGGTGGAGGTGGCTCAACTTCCACAGCAAAAGATAACCTTGAATCTAAACAATTTGGTCGTGTTCTTGATCTTCTTTCAGAAGGTGAAATTGGTGGGTTAGTAGACGGTGCAAAATCAATATTTTTAAATGACACACCTCTACAAAATGCAAACGGTACTTTTAACTTTAAAGATGTTTCGTATGCAGAAAGAACAGGAACGTCTTCTCAAACAGTTATACCTCTAACTGAAAATACAGCACAGGTGCAAAATACAGGTTTAGGTACGATTGTTAAAAATACACCAGGAGTTAAACAATTAACTAATTCAAATATTGATGCAGTCAAAGTAACAATATCTGTACCACAATTACAAAAAATTACTGATGATGGTGATATTGAAGGTAGTGAGATCGATTTAGAAATTGCTGTTCAATATTTAGGGGGAAGTTATCAAACTAAAGTATCTGGTGATAATGGAAAAATAAAAGGTAGAACAGGTGATTTGTATCAACGAGAATATGTATTAAAATTAGACGGTGCTTTTCCTGTCAATATTAAAGTTACAAGAATTACAGATGATTCAACAAACCCAAAACTAGTTAATGCGTTTCAATGGAATACTTACACAGAGATTATTTATGATTCAAGAGCTTATCCAAATTCAGCATTAGTTGGTTTAAGACTTGATGCAGAACAGTTTTCAAGTATTCCCAAGAGAACATATTTAGTTAAAGGAATTAAAGTTAAAGTTCCTCATAATGCAACTGTTAGAGCTGACGGAAGTCTTGCTTATTCAGGAACATTTAATGGAACATTAGGGGCAGCGGTAGTAACAAACGATCCAGCTTGGATTTTATTCGATTTGTTAACAACTTACAGATATGGTTTGGGTGTTGATACAACGAATGGAACAGGTTCAACTAATACAGGTTACTTAGCAGAAGCAGACTTAGATAAGTTCTCTTTTTATGCCGCTAGTGTTTACGCTAGTGCTTTAATTAGTAATGGAGCTGGAGGAACTGAACCTCGTTTTGCCTGCAATGTAAATATACAAACAGCTCAAGAGGCTTACACAGTAATTAATCAATTATGTTCCGTATTTAGAGCTCAAGCTTATTGGCAAGCGGGTTCAGTCGCATTAACACAAGATGCCCCACAAGATACAAGTTATTTATTTAGTATTGCAAATGTTTTAGAGCCAGGTTTTAATTATCAAACAAGTAGTCAAAAGAATAGAGCTACTGTTGCTGTTGTTAAATACTTTGATAATGAACTAAGAGATTACAACTATGAAGAAGTAAAAGACAATACTAATATTGCTAGATATGGGTCAATTGTTAGAAACATTGATGCTTTTGCTTGTACGAGTAGAGCGCAAGCTCAAAGATTAGGTAAATGGCTTTTATATACAGAAAACAATGAACGTGAGACGTGTTCCTTTGTTGCTTCTATAGATGCAGGTGTTGTTTGTAGGCCAGGTCAAGTAATAGAAATAGCTGATGAAATGAGGGCAGGTTCTAGGAAATCAGGAAGGATAAAAAGTGCAACAACTACAGCTATCACAGTCGATGATGCAACAGGTTTAGTAACTTCTAATAGTCCTACTCTTTCAGCTATCCTTTCAGATGGTTCAGTTGAAACTAAACCTATAAGCAGTATTTCATCAGGTGTTGTTAATTTATCTTCTGGTTTTTCTTCTGCGCCTAATGCCAATACATTATGGGTGTATCAAAATTCAAGCATACAAACTTCAACATGGCGGGTTGTCTCAGTAGAGGAACAAGATGGTATTAATTATGGTGTAACTGCTGTTTCTTATAACTCCTCTAAATATGCAAATATTGAAAGTGGAATATCATTAACGACAAGGAATGTTACGAACTTGAATGTAGCTCCTGCTGCTCCTGCTGCTGTTGAAGGAATTGATAGTGACGGTAATGCTCACACTTATCCGGCGATAGATACAACTGAATTGATTTATGAAAATTTAGGTAGTGCAAGAGTCAAAATAATAGTTTCTTGGATTAATAACACTGCTAATGCTTATGTTCGTTTTAGATATAACAACAATGATTGGCAATCAAGAATCGCAGAAAAGACTAAGCAAATTGAGATATTAGATGTTGTTGCTGGAACGTATGAAATAGAGGTTTATAGCGTTAGTGCATCAGGTTTAAGATCAGTAAATCCAGCCACTAAAACACATACAGCGATAGGAAAAACAGCACCTCCAACAGATGTTACGGGTGTCACTTTGACTCCTATAAATCAAGAAAGAGGACTCCTCCAGTGGGATCAAAGTACTGAAAAAGATGTATTAATTGGTGGAAAAGTTTTAATCGCACAATCGACAAACGGATCTGCTAGATGGGCTGATGCAACAATTGTTTTAGAACAAGATGGAAACACTACTAGCGGGGAAGTGCCTTTATTACCTGGATTAAATGCGTACTTGATTAAATTTAAAGATGACGGAGGACGTATTTCTACTGGTCCTTCTTCAAACTTGATAGCCGATTGGGATGCAACAAAAGCAACTGTTGTGATGCCTGCTGTTACTGATCGTTTATTTGTTCAATTTGTTGATGAACATACAGCTAATTTTACAGGTACAAAAACAAATACAGCATATGATTCAACGTTAGATTCTTTAAGATTATCAGTTTCTAATAATGCGACCGCTGCCAGTGGTGAATACTATTTTGCAAATTCTGTAGATTTAACTCAGATTTATGATGTGAATTTAACGAGAGAGTTAGTAAGTTTTATGTTTGATGATGAAAGTCTTTGGGATAGTAAAAGTGCTTTGATTGATACTTGGGGTTTGATAGATGATGAGGTTGCTTTAACTTCTAGTG